TCGCAAGGGAGACAGAACTATGACGCCAAAAATGAAGAAACTGTTGGATTTTATATCAGCGCAAATTGACGAACATGGACTTGCGTCAACTTTTGACGACATGGTGTCCCACATGGGGCTAAAATCAAAATCTGGCATTCATCGGATGTTAACAGCGCTGGAGGACAAAGGTAAAATTGCACGAATGCACGGTAGGGCAAGATCAATAGCGATTGTGTCAGCCAACAATCACGTCAACGCAAAAATCGCATTTGATGTTGCAAAAACAAATCTTCGCGCAAAGACCACACTTAACCAAATTGCAAGCGATATGGAGAACGGCTTAATATCACACAAGCATGCAGCACATCGCATTCGGCAAATTGTGCGGATAATCCAATTATGACCGACGATCTACGCAAAGCCCGCGCCGCTATCGCGCGACAAACGCACGAGCGCCTTGCACAACGCGCAGAGAGGGCCAAGGGACGCGAGGGCGTAACTGCCCTGCGTCAACGGGTCAAGATGGCGCTGCACGAGCGCATGAGGGCAGAACTGGAGGCCGGCCGATGAAAACGATTACCGCGCGACTTCCGTTTCCCCCGGCAATCCTAAACCCCAACGCGCGACCGCATCATTTGCGCTTGGCGGCCGAGAAGAAAAAATACCGCGAGGCTTGCGGCTGGGAACTTAAGGCCTTTGGCGTCAACCGGTTCAAAGCCGACACGATCCACCTGCACATTGAGTTTTGGCCGCCAAACAATCGACGCCGCGACCGGGACAATCTTATCGCGGCTTTCAAGGCTGGCCAGGATGCTATCTCTGACGCGCTGGGCGTGGACGATAGCGCGTTTCACGTCACCTATGCGCCGATACAGCCGCCTGACATCAACAAGCGCGGCTTCGTGGTGGTGACAATCTCGGACACGCCGCCAGTGATCTATGTGCCGATTGAGGGGGCCGTGAAATGACAAACGGCCCGCGCCGGTTAGGCGGGGCCGCTTGAACGTGCCGCAGTTAAGGGCTAAAGTGCATTCACCACAAACGCAGGATATTGCTAACATTTGCTTCGGCAAATTGCAATATGCCAGCCCAAAAGAGAAGGGCGCAATGAGTATCAAAATAATGTCCCAAGTTTGGGAAACCGGACCCGCAAAGCAGTCGCATCTGCTTGTTATGCTGGCGCTGGCCGACTACGCCAATGACAGCGGGACGTGCTGGCCTTCAATGGCGTCTATTGCCGCGAAAGCGCGTGTGACCGAGCGCGGCGCGAGAAAGATCGTGCGAGAATTAGAGGCGCTTGGATGGCTGGAAATCGACACCGGCGGCGGTCGTCATGGGTGCAATCGCTACAAGGTAAACCCGGAACAAGGTTCCCCCCGGAACGACGTTCCCCCCGGAACAGAAATGCAGAAACCCGGAACAGCGATGCAAGAAACCCGGAACAGTGGTCCCGCCGAACCGTCAATAACCATCAGAGAAACGTCAAAGAGTAGGGAAACCGCAGTCGATATTCTTTGCAAGATCGTTCGACACGAAACCGCTACCGACTTCGCAGCACATCGCAAGGCGATGAAGAAACCGCTCACGGTAGAGGCCGCAAGGCGGCTGGTGACAAAGCTGGCATCACATCCAGACCCGGACGCGGTTTTTGACATGAGCATCGAAAACGGCTGGCAGGGCGTATTCCCGGAAAAGATTGGAGGCGCAAATGGCGCGAGAACTTACAACCCGACCGCAGGAGCGGGCGCGTTCCGTCAACAGACAACTTCGCTCGCTAGCATCGTCGCACGGCGTCGAACTGAGCAGCGGTAAGCGGCTTGTGGGGCGCTATGACGAATACGGCGCATACATCGGCAGCGACCTTGTGCCTGACGTTATCAGGGCAGGCGGCACACCGGAACAACGGCAAGCGGTGGCGGATGCAATCGCAGAGACCATGCGACCAGCGCCGCGCGACACCATTGAGGCATGGATTGCAGAACTGTCAGTCATTGCGCCTTCCCGGCAAGACGACGAAATGACCGCCATGCTACGGCTGGAGGCATACGGGCGGCGGCTTTCGGGCTATCCCGGCGATATGGTGCAGCAAGTGCTGCTCGGACGGACGTGGCGATTTTTCCCTAGCTGGTACGAATTGGAGCAACAGTTAGAGCCGATGGTCAGAGAGCGTGAGGCGATGCGGGCGGCTTGCCTTCGGAGAACGTACAATCCAGCGCCTGAGGTAAAGCCGGAGCGGGTTAGCGCAGAACGCGCGGCTGAAATCATGGCCGAGGCGGGTTTCAGGCCCAAGACATTTGGAGGTGACAAGTGACACACCTTCCGAAAGGCGAATTTCTCACAAGCAAGCGACCGCTTGCCCGCGTTGTTGATGCGGTAAGCAAATCAACCGGCGTGACCGTCGCCGAGATCATGGGGCCGCGACGTGACCGGAACATCATCCGGGCGCGTTTCGCAGCAATGGCAATCGCGCGGGATTACCTGAACCTGTCCTATCCGCAGATCGGCCGCGAGTTTAACAGGGATCACACATCGGTCATTAACGCTATGCGCCGCGTGGACGCGCTATGCGACGACCGCGACTTAAACGACCTAGAAGCAATCGCCCGACAGGCGGGCATCATAGAAGGAGACTAAATTGACGGACAATGTGACAGCCGCAGAACTGCGGCAATTCGTGGAGCGCATCGAAGCGCTGGAGGCCGAAAAGCAAGCCGCCGCAGAGGCGCAGAAAGAGGTTTACGCCGAGGCCAAGGGCCGGGGCTATGACAGCGGCGTATTGCGCAAGGTGGTGGCGCGGCGCAAGCGCAACCGCGACGAACTGGCCGAGGAAGAGGCCGTTCTCGAAATCTATGAAGCTGCAATCGAAGGGAAAGCATGATGCAACAGCTAACAATCGCCGGAAACGTCGGCAAAGACGCAGAACTGCGCCGCACTGGCAACGGGGACGCCGTTCTTGGCTTTTCTCTGGCAGTGGACAACGGCAAGGACCGCGACGGCAACAAGCGCGACAGCACATGGTTCGATTGCAGCATTTGGGGCAAGCGGGCGGAAAGCCTTGAACGTCACATCACCAAGGGGACAAAGCTGGTGCTGACCGGGCGTCCTACATGCCGGGAACACAACGGCAAGGCGTATCTTGGCATCAGCGTGAACGATTTAACATTCATGGGCGGCGCAAGCGGCGGATCGGGGCAGCGTCAAGACAGCTATCAAGCGCCGCAGGGGCGGGCTCCGGCATCGCAGGGCTTTGACGACGAGGTGCCCTTCTGAGTTTGCAAATTTGCAGCAGACTTTGCAACTTTGCAGCTTGCACGGTCTGGGGCATTTGGTAGCCTACCCAAGCGCGGCCACGGCATAGCCGCAAGCTGATCCTCCCTTCGGCGGGCCGCGCATCAACACAAACACCAAACAGGAGAACGAAATGATCGACGCAAACACACTTTCAGTCATCATCACGGCGCTGGCGGGCAATCAGCCTGCACAGCAAACAGGCGGCGCAACAGTCGCGGCATCCATGATCGGCAAATATGCGATAATTCGCAGCCGCAACGAGGGCGTCAACGCCGGGACCATCATCGCGGCAGATCACACCGGCGTTGTGCTCAGTGACGCGCGGCGCATCTGGTATCATCGACCGGCTGACAAGTCCGAGAGCTGGTACGAGGGCGTTGCAAATACGGGGCTGTCGGATGACAGCAAGGTGTCTGGCGTGGTGGTGCAAAAGGCGATCATCGAGGATTACAGCGTGACGATCTGCACCGACGTAGCGCGTAAATCTATTGAAGGCGCAAAAGCACATGCTCAGTCTTGATTTTGCGAGAATCGGCTACGGCGACGGCTACGGCTACGGCGACGGCTCCGGCTACGGCTCCGGCTACGGCTCCGGCTACGGCTACGGCTACGGCTACGGCGACGGCGACGGCTACGGCTACGGCGACGGCTCCGGCGACGGCTCCGGCTACGGCTACGGCTACGGCTACGGCGACGGCTACGGCTCCGGCTACGGCTACGGCGACGGTGACGGCTCCGGCTACGGCTACGG